CATCATTACATCATACCCACCTTCATTTAACATGTCTAATATTGGTTGAAGAGTAGATAAGTTAGATGCTGTTGTATCGTAAATTAAATTACGTTTAGCCGCTATAGCATTAGGTAAATCTTGTTTTCTAATTTGTGATGATGCAGCTGATAAGTTACCAAACATTGGTGAGTCTTTGTCCTCAACATACTTATCAGCATTTAAATTTTCAAATCCACTTAATTATGATTCAATTGTTTTTAAGATTGTTGATTTACCTACTGATGCTCCTCCAGCCATTATTATGGCTTTTGGTAAGCCTTGGATTTCTTTTAATAGGTCTACTAGTTTAATCATCTGTGTAAATATAATAAAGAGACCTGGCTAAGCCAAGCCTCTTATCATAAATATTACAGATCCTCTCGTTTTGCGGTAGTTCTAAACGACTCAAACACAGGTGCAGATTTAGGGTTTTCGAGATCAAACAACTTACGTACTGTTTTGAATATATCTAAGTTTTCTTCAAATGTGCGCTCTGACTCATATATCTCCCACCCTTTGCCTGTCATTTTTTCTTTATTTAACTTACGTTTAGATGATTTTAACCATAATATAGCGGCTCGATCCGCTGTTTTACCATAACATTCTTTGTAACATTGTTTGTAAACAGCTGTTTGTAAATCATAAGTTGTCTGTAAATGGTTTGATGTTTTAAAGTCAATAATCCATAACTCACCATCTATCTCGCAAACTAAATCACATGTACCAGCTACTTTTAATTCGTCTGAGAATAAATGTACTTCTGTTTCAATTAATTTAGGATTATATGTTTCCCAAAACTCTACAAAACGTAAAAACATTTGCCACACTTCAGGATGATATTGAGGTGTTCCATATGTGTTTAGAAATTTTAATTCTACACCATTTAAATATTCTTCAATCATTTCATGGACTTGAGTACCTTCTTCAGCTGCTTTTTTAACAATATATTCTGAGGCGTAACCTACTTTTTTAAGCCAGTCTTCAAAATGTTTTCCTTTAGGATAAGTACCTAATACGTAAGTTACTGATGGGTAATAGTCACCATTTCTTCTGTAATATCTAGAATCAGGGAGAGTAATTTGTTTATGGTCGTCTGATATTTCTAAAATTCGATCATATGAATGTTTAATTTTACTCATATTAATTGTAATTTTTTCTCAAATAAGTTTGAGAATGTTAATGGTTGACATGTTTGAATCAAACTAGTGAATTTTTCAAATCCCATTTCACTTGGGTCTTTATCATCCATATCTACCAGGTATACTTCTTTACCTTCATTAAGTAGCTCTTCACAAAATGTTAGAGCCTGTTTAATAGCATCTTTATCTAATGCTATATATATTTTTTCTACTTTAGATGTTACTAATTTTTTTCTTAAACTCTTTTGAATATTTTTACCTAATAGTGGGATAACATTACGTTTAATAGCAAGTGCGTCAAATGGTCCCTCACATAATGTAATTGGTATATTCCAGTTAATAAACAGTTCAAATGGTATTATATCTCTAGATACATCAGGATTTTTATATTTTAAAGATGAGTTTTTATCAAAACTTCTAGCTGTGAAATAATTTAAAATTCCATTAGCATCATATGATGGAATGATAATACAGTTGCTATACTTGCCAGATTCACAATAACCTATATTGTATTTAATAATGTCGTTAGGGGTGATATTTCTACGTTTTAAATAACTGATAGCGTGCTTATATTCAATGCTACTATATATGTTAGCCAGTGTTTTAAATTCGGGTGGTAATTCTACTTTAGTGTTAGTCACTGTCACTTCTAAATGATCAGAGACATATTTAACTAATGATTTTACTTCAGCTATTTTATCCGCTGGGGCTGATGTTAGTTTAAATAGTTTAACTAAGCTTTTACCTCGTTTGTCACAAACCCAACAATGCCATGGGTGTTCACCTTTATCATTTTCAGATAAGTTAACTTCTAATTTAGGTTTATGATGATTACAGAATGGACAATGATAAGCGTAATTACCTTTTGAGGTTTTCTTACCTTGTCCTAAAACAGAATTTAATGTAGCTACTAAAGCTTGATTTACCATACTTATAGTATATCAACTACAGTTGGGGATGCCAAATCTTTTTTAAAGTATCTTCCTTGTATGTTATCATTGTAACTATCTTTTTCTAGACACTCAGTTACAAATTGGTATTTAGCTTCAAGATATGATAGATGTTTTGAGGTCCACGCTAATTCTAAAATTTCTTTATAAAATTTATCTTCACCAATAGTAGCGACATCTTCCAATAATGGTTTACAACTACCCCAATATGTTTTCCAATCCGATTCAGCGTAAGTAACTTCTTTAGTTTTCTTACGACCAGGACCAGTTTGTTCAGCCATAGCTTTCTTACCTAATTTTTTAGTTTTTTTATGTTGTAGGAATTTTTTACCAATGTATATTTTACCATTGATAGTGTTAGAAATTAAATAGACAAAACCAAATGGTGTTTTATCACCAAAATCTTCTATACTATTTATCTCTTCACCTTTATATAACCATTTACTCATAATTTTATTTATCTATATTAACTAATATTGTTGTATCAGTTGTTGCACTTGTTGGAAGTGGTTGGCCTAATTTAGCTACCATTAATAATTCTTGAGCTTCATTATAAAAACCTACTGTTGTAACATATGGGCTAAAATAAGAACCTGTTACAAAAGAATATGGAGTACCATCTGTTGATCCTGATATTAATGATGGGTTTAAGCTAAAGTTAAATTCATCAGGTCTAATAGTGCATTTATATTGCGTTTCGAATATTGTTCTTGAACTTTGGAAACTACATGTAAAGTCATTAGTTGAGTAAAAAGTATCATCTACATTGGTTAAAACAAATGTATTTGTGAATACAGCTACTCCATGAGAATAATTTATTATACCTACAGAACTTGAACCAGTTGTTAATAATCCTTCTCCATTATCTATGACATCATAATATCCACCAGCTGAGTTTTCAAATTTGGCTCTAAATGTGTTTGGGTTAATGTAATCTCCATATAAATCTCTAGCTATAAACAATACCCAAACATTAGCGTTAGAAGAAGTGTTGAAATATCTTTCAAAACCATAATTAGATGTATATCCAACTGAGTTAGTTTGGAATAATGTTGTGGACTCATAATTAAAAAATCTACTATAAGTGTTACTTCCAGTATAATTTTCTAACACAACATTATTAAAGTTAGTAATATAAGGTGACCCAGTTATTGGATTAGGGATATAATTTGTATAATATAATTGTTTTACAGAATTATATAACCCACCTATAGTTATTGAACTACTATTATAATTTAAAGAAGCGGATGTATTAAAGAATGAGGAAGATTTATTATAATTTTGTCCTAATAATCTTATTACTCCATTATCTTCTAAAGATGCACTTCCCTCAAAAGAAAAACTTTTGTTAACAACTAACGGAGATACAATGATATCCGTGCTTAAAAATTGTTTGAAGGCACTCATTCATTAAAAATCTAATTTAACACGTACTAACGCTTCCTTAGTGAAATCTTTCTTAAGTGGTTTAGATAATTTAGCTACAGCTAACAATTCATTTTGATCATTATATAAACCTACAGTTGTAATATAAGTAGTTGGGCTATTAATAAATAAATCATATAACACAGCTCCTGTACTACCTGATATAAAACTTGGGTTTTCAGTGTAGTTAAATTCAGCATTTCTTGCTCTACAAAATACAAAATCTGAAGTAATTGTTTCTTGGCTATTTAATGAGAAACTACTTGTATATGAACCTGTAGTCATACCTATTTTAGCTGAGCTAGTTGAGTATAAACGTGATGGGTTATTATCATTTGTATTTGAGTTTCTGAATGTGTTTAAAGCGATACCTCCACTAGCAAATGGTAAATCTAAGGCAGCAGCATTTAATATAATAGTTCCTACATCTGGTAAGAATAAACCATATGAACCTGATATTGTCATACCAGCACTAATTGCTCCTAAAGCACTATTAGCAGTTGTTATGGCTGATCCATTACTTCCTGATACAATTTGGAACACACGACCAGCATCACTATATGTAATTGTAGTTGTGTCTAAACTATTATCTGTTAAAGTAATTTGTTTAGAAGCTGAGTATAATGTTAAGTTTAATGACCCAGGGAATAATGATTCTTTATATCTTGCTCTATCAATTGTAATAGTATAAAAATCTTGTTGGGTTGGAGTTACAGTTGAGAATGAGAAATCTGTGTTTTCATCTCCATAAATCATATTTCTCCACTGTCCATAAATTGTTCTAGTTGGAGATAAACCATTAATCCCAGCGTCATATAATAATGAGCCAGATCCTTGTTTATTACCATAAGCTATATTAAATTGTAGTACAGTTGTAGATGAACTAACAGATGGGTCTAAATTGTAAATATTTAAATAATAATTACCAGATGTTCCAGCTGCTTGTACAGAAGATGTATACATGGATGTTAATGGAGAAACATAATTAGTCCAACATGGAGCTGTTATAGTATCTGCACTAACTAGAAAATCTTGAGGGTCTAAAGCTTTATATGACATTTTTTATAATATTTTATTAGCTAACTTTTGTTATAGTAATTGGAATAGTAACTCTTGCTCCACTATCTCTACCTTGTACAATTAATATAGTTTGTAATTGAGTCTGTGAGCCAAACAATGTATTAATAGTAGTACCAGTCATGTTTAATGTAGTACCAATTACTGTTTTAGACACATTAGTTCCAAGAGTAGTTGTTGAATTTAATGAAGTAGCAGCTGTAGTATTAATACCAACTCCATTAAACACACTCATTGTTCTAACATCACCAATTGTGAAGTTATAACCAGATGTTTCATAAGTCTGTGAACCACCTAAATAATTTAATGTTTGAGGTGTAATTGATAATGAGGCACCTTGTTTTAAAGTAATATTAGTATAACCAATATTAATTATAGGCATTTTAGCTGTACCACGAGGTAATGTAGTAAGTAAATATTTCATTATTTGAGTTTCATCAGAAAATGCTTCTAAAAGAGGCATACCTTCAATTGCTTGACCATAGTAAGCAGAACCTGATGGGTTAGTTGGGTTATATAGAGTATAATCTATTTCATCATCAGATAAAGCAAATTGTGTAATTCTGAATGAGCCGTCATTTTTGGCTAATAATTCTCTACCTTTT